CTGGGACATGAAGACGGCCGATCCTGAGACGTTTGCAGCTAGGGCAGCGAACGAGCCTATACTGAAGAAGTCAGCTAACGGTCCACTCGTGGCCAAGCTTCTGGGCGCAGCAAACTCTCCCCAAGAGATGGCTAATGTTCTTCGCGTTGGCATGGGCGACGAGGGCGCACGAAGCGCCCTCGGAGTACAGAACGATCTCCTGTCATACCAGGTGGACATGTCTACCAAGAAGGTCTCGACCCTGGGGCTGAACTATAACGGCATGTCCTTGACTGAGCAGGCTTCCCCGTGGGGTCAGCGCGTTAAGGCTGCGCTGGATGATGAGTCTCAGCGACTCGCACAGCTCGAAGCTAACCATCGAGTCATCTCTGACCGGCTCGACGGCTTTGGCATGATCGAGAACATGAACTTCAACAGCATCACCACACCAGCCGCACAGAAGGCTCGTCAGGGCTTTGAGAATCTGCGTGACTGGACGAAGATCAACGTACCCACCAAGATTGGCGCACTAGTCAATACAGCGTATGCGCTCGGCCCTGGAGGGCTTATCCGCATCGCCCACTCTTACAACGATATAAAGCCCAGCACGTACATCGACATTAACTCTATCGACTCCAGCAAGCAGCTCAACGCCAATCTTCTCGAAGTGAAGGGCCTGAGTCAGGCGGAGCGAGAGGCTCACGTCTCCAGCTACATCACCGCCCCCGATGCGATGAAGGCCATCACTCTTCAGAACATCGAGAACAGTGTGGCCAGAACGATGGTGGATCGCTACAACGAGGCCAAGGGTCTTACAGGAACTCCGGATGAGATCAGCCATGAAGTAGCCAACTCTCTGTACAAGCAGATCGCCGAGAATCGTTCAGCCGCACAGCAGGCGCTGAGGCAGCAGACGTTTGGCACCATCCGAACCGCCGACCCCAACAACCCCGGCTTGAAGGTTGCGGTTGACCAGATCGACGGAGACGGTGGCAAGATGGTTGTCACCCCCATCCTGAAGTCGCAGATGGCGAACAGTCACGTGATGATGGACTTTAAGCTATTCCAGAAGGCGCTGGATGCCAACGGGTCCTTCTGGCAGAAGGCTATCAACACAATGGGCCCCGGCTGGGAGCGAGCCGTAGGGCTCGGCGACTATGTCAACAACGTGTGGAAGTTTGGCCAGCTCTTCCGTCTTGGTTACGCTCCGCGTATGCTCATAGCGGATGATGCGATGTCTCAGCTTGCCCGCTTCGGTGCGGCTGCCGGTATGGCTAGGGGACTAGCGGGAGGCAAGTACACCTGGCAGGCACTGAGGCGTAGCTTCATGCCGGGCAACGTCATCGAGGATGCGATGTCCACCAGGGCCAACCTGCAAGACAACATAGCCGATATCACCAGCCAGCAGGCCGACCTCAGGCGAAACATAGCCGCCGCCGCAGCAAACAACGACACGGTCGCCGTGCAGCACTTCCAGCAGCAGCACGACTGGCTGTCTCAGTCCCTTCAGGATGCTCAGTCCGCCCTTGCCGATACCGACGCAAAGGTTAGGATCGGAAAGGCTTGGTATACCAGGGCTGGTGGCGGTGCCGGGCAGCGAGCCATCAAGCAGGGAGCTAACACATGGGATGCGCCATTTGCGGGCGCGCAGGGGACCCTCTTTAAGGATCTCCAGGCTGGCAACACCAACTTCGCCAACCAGATGGGCTCTGCTGCAGACACCTACCTTGGTCGACTTCGATCGATGAACTGGGACATGCTAGACGCTACTCGTCATGGCGAAAAGGCGCACATGCAGTCTTGGCTTAGGGTGATCAACCAGCAGGTCGCCAATGACCCGCTGGCCGTCAATTATCTCAAGAACGGGAATGCTAATGACCGCCTGGTGAGGTGGCTGGCCAGCCCGGAGGGTCTGGCCTACAAGCGGGATTTTCAGCTTGCCAAGCATCTACCAAATGATCAGCTTGTCGACCGCGTTACTTCCCAAATCGATGAGTGGCTGAACCCGGCCTTCCCTGGCGGGGAGGCGATCAGGCGAGCCGCCGCTTCCGGCGAGGTCACTGAGGACATGCTGAAGGGTGTGCCTGTGGGGGCTCGGCCTTTGGTGAACGGCCAGGCTCTTCAGTACGCACGGGGCGACCATTCTGCCATGAAGATGCTTGATCAGTTCATGGATGGTTACTATAAGTTTATGGCTCAGCTCCCCTCCGAGGCTCTGCTCAGGAACCCGCTGTTCGCTCAGCGATACGGTGTTCACATTAGGGATCTGATGCAGCAGTCCGGCAGGGCTGCTGACGAGGTCATCGACGGCGGCACCCAGCAGGCTATCCAGAGGGCTGCCAGGTATCGCGCCCTCAGCGATGTCAAGAAGAACACGTTCACGATGGACCATGAGACAAAGATGTCTCACGCCCTCCGTCAGTTTGGCTCGTTCTTCGGCGCACAGCAGGAGTCCTGGAATCGCTGGGCAAGGATCATCGGCGATAAGCCTCAGATCCTCCCCAGGATTGCTCAGGTATACGGAGCACCTGCACGTGCCGGTATCGAAACCACCAGTGACGGGCAGCCGATCGATGGGCAGGGATACTATCGGGACCCGGTGACCGGCGAGAGGAAGCTCGCTGGTTACTCCGACAGGAATATCAGCATTCAGATTCCTGACTATCTGGGCGGGAAGCAGTTCAAGCAGTTCTTCGGGCTCGACCCAAATGCTGCCATGAAGATCCCGATGAACACGTTCGTCATGGTCGCCTCCCATGGCGACGGTCCGAACCCTGTGGGCGCTGGTCCGATCGTGCAGATCGCAGCTAACGCTGCTCCGAAGTTCGGGGCAGACAATAACCCTGATGCTGCCGACCTGATGCAGCACCTTGGCATCCTGCCGTTCGGTGCCACCAAGATGGACGCTCAGGGGATAATCACCACGTTCATGCCCACGTGGGCCAGGAAGGCTCTGGCCGATCAGGGTGGCGTTGGCCACACCTATCAGCAGACCTTGTGGAACATCATGCAGGTGGAGAACTACAAGTATCAGCAAGGGATGAGGGCCACCGAGCCGTCCTGGGGTGAGATCGACTCCAGGGCCACAAAGCAAACGTGGCTTCGCCTCCTGGCTGGCGTGGCTCTTCCGATCAGTTCTAGCACCCAGGACCCGTACCAGTTCTTCCGCGATCAGTATGCAACCATGATCAAGCAGCAGCAGGCTGGCATGATCCAGAACGCCGACCAGGCCTTCTACGACAAGTATGGTGATTCAGCTTTCATCTTCAGCCAGTCGCTCACGAAGAACAACTCTGGTCTTCAGCCCACAACCAACGCTGTCAAGATGTCCCAGCATTACCAGGACCTTGTCAACAAGGTTGGGCCAGAGTATGCGGGCCTCATCGTCGGACTCGAAGGCGAAGGTACTTACTCGCAGGGTGCTGTTTACTACGAGCGAAACCATCCGGTCGATCCGGCTAGCACCACGACAGCTAGAAGCTTCATGTCCGCTCGTGAGGCGCTGGATCAGGCTAAGCTCTCGCAGGGATGGCAGCAGTACAAATCCTTCACCAACGGACTGTATGCACAGCTGTTCCAGCGGGGCCTGACGAGCTTCAGTGATTCAGGAGCGGAGGATCTGGACGCTCAGCGTCAGGCTCTCGTGACTGTGCTGTCGTCACCCCAGCTCCCCGCCGATCAGCTAATGACGGCCGAGCAGGCCCTTGGAGCAACCGAATTCCAGCCTGGACAAAACCCTAATGCTCAGTCGATAGGTCTGGAACTCCCCGAAGGGCATCAGCTCATCGGCACCAAGGGTGAAGCACAGGGTAGTCAGAACATGGTGGCCAACCCATTTTACAATGCCCAGTGGGCCCAGGCATGGGACACGCAGGATAAGGGTATGTATGATAGGCGTGTCGCCGCGTTCAAGCAGATCGTAGCTGACCCGGAACTCCAGATGAAGATGTGGAACCCTGACGGTTCGCCCGGCATAAGGTCCGACCTTGCCGGTCTTACTAACTATCTGACCTATCGGGACGATCTGTCTCAAGCCCTCGCCGACCGCAAGGCGGCGGGCGGCAGCTCTGACATTACAAGCTCCAGCAACGCCGACCTGAAGAGTCAGTGGGATGCTCTGGTGACCAACCTGATCCAGCAGAACACCAAGTTTGGTGACCTGTTTGCCCGCTACCTATCGAGAGATATGGGCTACGATCAGGCTGTAGTCCAGCAGCAGCAGGCGCTTGGAACCATCCCGCAGTTCACGGGCAATGCGGCAACCCAGAGTCCGACCGATCAATTCGGAGGTGTGTAATGCCAGACAATCCGGATAGCACTGTGCCCTATGGTCAGACCAAGGCTGGAAAGTATCAGCAGCAGCAGCAGACGAGCGTCAACCAGGCCATTCAGAACGTTGCTGCATCCCAGCAGAATCTGAGTGGCCTGGGTGTCACCGGCGGTCTGGGGTCGACCAATCCGATGCAGTACCCGAAGGCCCCTACTGCCAACGCCAAGGATCCCCTGGTGTACATGGGTGCCGGATCCCAGATTGCCTACCTGCCCGCCAGCCAGGCGTCTGCTGCCGTCTTTCAGTGGGACAGTCAGACGGAGAACAAGTTCAAGTCTCAGCTTGCACTGGCGGGCTATGACCTCAGTGGGATGGACCAGCAGAAGATCGCCCAGCTCTGGTCTCAGTACGTCAACCTGGCGGCCAATTACAGCCTGAACGGCCAGGACCTGTCTCCGTGGCAGGTGCTCCAGAAGGACATCGCTACGCACGAAAGCGTGCAGCCGCGGACTGTGATGAGCCAGACGAAACAGTACAATATATCCACCTACGAGGATGCTTTCGGTCTGTACGAGAAGGTCGCTCAGAATCTTCTCGGCAGGAATCCTACCAAGGCGGAGACTGCCAGCTTTCAGAAGATCCTGAATCAGTATGAGTACGCCCATCCCACTACAACCACGTGGCAGTCTACGTACATGGGCTCTCAGCTTCAGGACAGGCAGGCGACCAAAACGACTGGTGGCGTTACAGCCCAGGCTCAGGCCGCAATCGCTGAAGAGCAGGCTAAGCAAGACCCAGAGTATGGTGCATACCAGGCCGCCACCAATGGGATGAACTGGCTCATGAAGGCTATTGGAGGCGGTGGCTGATGGCTATCTCCGGAGGTGACATCGCCTCTTACGCTCAGCAGTTTTTGGGTACACCCTACGTGTGGGGAGGCAATAGCCTCACCTCCGGGGTGGACTGCTCTGGCCTGGTCCAGCAGGTGTTCAAGCACTTCGGTATCAACCTGCCGCGAGTAACCTACGATCAGATCGGGCAGGGGCAAGCGGTTCCGATGAACAAGCTCCAGCCTGGAGATCTACTGTTCTTCCACACGGAGTCCAGCAACCAGGCTGACCATGTCGGCATCTACATCGGTAACGGCAAGTTCATCGAGGCACCTCGGCCCGGCAAGAGTGTACAGATCTCTGACCTGAAGTCCGGATACTACGCTGACACCTTCCTTGGAGCACGTCGCATAGCGGGCGTCCAGGGTGGAGGGGTGACCGGTTCTGGCGACGTGGCCACCGAAGCTCAGCTTAATCCTGAAGAGTTGGCGGCCGAGTACGGGTGGACTTACAGCTTCCTCAACTCGGTGCCAGACCTTAAGAAGTTGTTTAGTGAGTACGTATCCCAGAACTGGACGCAGGACAAGTTCACGGCGGAGCTGAAGAACACCAATTGGTGGAAGACGAACAGCGATACCATGCGAGAGGTTCAAGCCCAAAAGGCGACTGATCCTGCCACGTGGGCCGCCAACCTGGCGGCCTCTAAGATTCAGGTTCAGCAGCTCGCAGCCGAAATGGGTGCGATCATACCACCCAACAAGTTGTCCATGATAGCCGAGCAGGCGCTCAGTCTCAACATGGACGAGGGGCACCTTCGCAACGTGCTCGGTGGCTACATTAACTTCACCTCCAACAAGACACTGAACGGTGAGGCTGGCCAGTACGAGAACAGCATTAAGCAGTACGCCTACACCCAGGGCGTCAGCCTTGATGACCAGACCATCAAGAACCAGGCGGCCCTGATAGGCCGCCGTCTGGCGACCGAGCAGGACTTTAAGAATCAGATCATGCAGCAAGCCATCTCAGCCTACCCCGCGTATAAAGCCCAGCTTGAGGGCGGGCAGACGATGATGGATGTGGCCAACCCGTATATACAGGTGATGGCGCAGACGCTTGAGATGAATCCAAAATCCATCAGTCTACAGGATCCCATGATCAAGCAGGCTCTTAACGGAGTGAACGCCGACGGCAAGCCCACCGGCATGGACCAAACCACGTTCCTCAGCCGACTCAAGTCGGATCCCCGCTGGAACGCAACCCAGGCTGCCCAGAACCAGGTGATGAACGTGGGGAGGACGGTCCTTCAGCAGATGGGATTTAAGCCGTGAGCCTTAGCTTTGACCAGTTCATGAACGGCATCGCCGCCCAGGAGAGTGGCGGCAACTATGGCGCGGTGAACTCACAGTCGGGTGCGCTGGGAAAGTATCAGGTCATGCCGTCCAATGTGGCTGGCTGGTCCCGTCAGGTACTTGGTTACAGTATCTCCACGTCTCAGTTCCTCAACTCCCCCAGCCTCCAGGAGACTATCGTCAGGGGGATTCTGCGCGGATACTTCAACGCTTGGGGTCCACGCGGCGCAGCAGCCGCGTGGTATGCGGGACCTGGAAATCACAACTTGGACATGTCCACACGTTCACAATGGGGTGGCCCATCCATCAAGGACTACGTTGATGGCGTGATAAGCAAGGCTGGCGGCAGCGTAAACGACAGCTACTCAGGAGGTGGCTCAGTGTCAGATGTGGCAACCCAGCCCAAGCTGAGCATGGAAGAGCTGGCCGCTCAGTACGGCTTCACGATGGACTTCCTGAACGCCAATCCTGAGCTACGAGATAAGATCTTTAAGCCGATGGTGGCTGAGGGCTGGTCTCAGGACATGTTTAACGCCAAGCTCAGGGGCACTCAGTGGTGGAAGACACACACTGACAAAGAGCGCCAGTATCTCACGATGGTGTACACCGATCCGGCGACAGCCCGCCAGAACTATGCCAATGCTCAGCTCATGGTGCAGCAGAAGGCAGCCCAGCTCGGCATCGACCTAACACCTTACACTAAGAAGCAACTCGCCACAGCGGCCTACAACGTGGTCGCTAAGGGCTGGTCTGACTCTCAGCTCAACAACTTCCTCGGGCAGTACGTGTTCTTTGGGAAGTCGATGAAGGGCCAGGGCGGCCAGACATTCCAGGAACTTCAGCAGTACGCATACCAGATGGGCGTTCAGCAGTCTGGTAGCTGGCTCGCCGACGCGAGCCGCCAAGTCATCCGGGGTCTTGCGACAGAGACGGACTACAAGGCCCAGATCCTCCAACAGGCTAAAGCTTCGTTCCCGCAGTACGCGAAGCAGCTAGATGGGGGGCAGACTGTGGCTGATATTGCTAGCCCTTATCTACAATCTATGTCGCAGATACTTGAACTACCGACTGGCTCGATCAACCTCTTTGATCCGACCATCAAGAAGGCCCTTCAGTACAAGAATCCTACGACTCTTCAGGGCGAAGCTCAGCCGCTCTGGCAATTCGAGAACCAACTGAGGGCGGACCCTAGGTGGAAGCAGACCAAGAACGCCCAGGATTCGATGATGCAGGTAGCGCATCAGGTTCTGTCAGACTTCGGATTCAAGCACTAAGGGAGCTGATGTGAGTACACCTGTACCGGTCGGAACACAGCCGACTGGAGCCGATCAGGCGACAGTCGTGCTGGCTCAGCTTAACGCACAGAAGGCGCAGCAGGCTGCATACAACAACCGCCTGAACCAACTTAACAAGCAGATCAGCAGACTGAAGGGCCAGAAGGGCACTCAGGCTAAGCTCCTTCTTAACGCAGCCCAGCATCAGGTTGACATCATCAACAAGCAGATGACGAGCCTAGCGGGCACACTAACTGCCACACAGAACAAGTACTATACCGTAACCGGCCAGTATGACAAGCTGCTTAGCGGAACCAGCCGAGACGCCTACCTAGCGATCCAGTCTCTGTTCAAGAACTACGGACTGGAGTCTCTGGCGGGGAAGATCTACGACTACGTGAAGAACGGCTACAGCAGCGATACTATCTCGATCCTGTTGTCTGACACGCCTGAGTACAAAGCTAGGTTCGCAGCCAACGAGGCTCGAATCAAGGCTGGCCTTCCCGCCCTCTCCCCCGCCGACTATATCAACACGGAGAACAGCTACCGTGCGGTGATGAGGGCGGCCGGAATGCCGCCCGGATTCTATGACAGCGTCTCCGACTTCACGGGGTTCCTGGAAAAGGATGTCAGTCCTACAGAACTGCAGTCCCGGGTCGATCTGGCCAACCAGGCAACTAACCTGGCATCGCCCTACTACAAGCAGGCACTCAATCAGATGGGTATCGACGACGCCCATCTGGCGGCCCACTTCCTGGACCCCGATGCCGCGCTTCCGCTCCTTCAGAAGGCCGCAGCTACGGCAGCCGTGGGGGCTGCCGCCCTAAGCTCTGGCCTCACGTTCGACCAGTCTTACGCCACACAGCTTGCCCAGGCTGGCGTAAGTGCTCAGACAGCCCAGCAGGGCTATCAGCACGTGGCCAACGAGATGGCCACCATGCGCGATCTGGGCGCAGCAGCAGGAACTAGCTGGACTCAGTCCACCGCACAGCAGGCAGAATTCGGCGTGGGCGGTGGGGCGGCCTTGGCTGCATCCCAGAAGGCTGGAATTGTTGGTGCAGAAAAGGGTGCGTTCAGCGGCCCCGCAGGGGCGGCTCGAACGGGTCTCTCTCAGTCCAAGGAACCCACCAGCCAACGCTGAGGAGGGCGGGGGTTCGAATCCCCCGCCACCCACCGACACGGCAGCGACCGGTAGCTAGTGTCGTAAACAAATCCGGAAATCATCTAAGCGCAGCGTCCGCAGAAACCCCGACTGCGGAGTGGGCGCACAACTCATGGGAGGGACATCATGTCCAACTGGGAATTTGAAGACAACGGCGCTCCGAACCTGGGCAACAGCAGCGAAGCATCCGGCCCTAAGGCGCTTCGAGACGCGTACGAAGCCATGAAGAAGCAGAACGAAGAGCTCAGCCAGAAGCTGACGAGCTTCCTTGAAGAGCAGCAGAAGCAGAAGATGGCTACCGTCTTCGACTCCCTAGGGGTTCCGCAGGCCGCACGGGTCTACGACGGCCCCGCAGATCCGGAGAAGGCTAAGGCTTGGGTTGATTCCATGCGTAGCATCTTCGGTGGGGCAGCCCCACAGGCTGCCGAACAGCCCGTTGCGCCTAAGCTTCCTGAATCCATGCAGGCCCAGTTCGAGCGACTGTCGCAGGCTGGCGCTGGAGCGGAAGCTCTGGGCAACGTTGAGGCTGCACAGGCAGCCGTTAATGATGCTAACAATGTGCAGGCGCTGATCAACAGCTTTAAGAACCTGCACTCCTGACCTAAGGAGTTGTAAATGGCTAACGCCTTTACCGGCACTACCGCCATGGCGAACCTCGTCCAGACCGCGTATGACCGCGCTCTTGAGTTCGCCCTTCGCGCACAGCCGCTGTTCCGCACCATCGCCGACAAGCGGCCGGTTCAGCAGGCCATGCCTGGTAGCTCGGTTGTCTTCGAGCTGTACCAGGACATGGCCCAGCAGATCACCCCGCTGAACGAGCTGGTCGACCCGGACGCCGTTGCGGCCGGTAACCCGACCACGGTTTCCGTCACTCTGAACGAGTACGGTAACGCGATCCTCGTCAGCAACAAGCTGGACCTGTTCTCGTTCACCGACGTGACCGCCGGTCTCGTCAACCAGGTGGCGTGGAACCTGGTCGACTCTGTCGACCTTCTGGTTCAGAACGTCCTCGCTGCGGGCACCCAGACCCTTCGCCTGGGTGGTGGCACTATGGGTTACGGCTTCGGCTCGACGCCGACCAACCCGGTTGCCACGACCGCGATCACCGGCACGGACACCTTCAAGTCCGACCTGGCTCGGTTCGCCCCGACCCAGCTCCGGACGAACAAGGTTCACCCGAACCGCGACAGCTACTACACTGCGTACATCCACCCGCAGGTCTCTTACGACCTGCGCAAGGAGACCGGTGCTGCCGCGTGGCGTGACCCGCACAACTACTCCGCCGCTGGCAACATCTGGGCGGGAGAGATCGGCGAGTACGAGGGTGCTTGCTACATCGAAACCCCTCGCTGCCAGAACACCCAGTCCGGGTCTGGCTCCGGCGCCACCCAGACCCGCGTGTTCAACACCTACTACACCGGCCAGCAGGCTCTCGCCGAGGCCGTTGCAGAGGAATTCCACACGGTTCGCGGTCCGGTCGTCGACAAGCTGACCCGCTTCCAGCCGCTCGGCTGGTACGGCGTGGCTGGCTGGTCGCTCTACCGCCCCGAGTCTCTGATCGTGACCCAGACCTCTTCGTCTGCCCGTCCGGCTGCCTGATCCTGATGGGGAGCCCTTCGGGGCTCCCCTCTCACCTGGAGGTTAGATTGTCTGCATGGAATTCTAATGGCCTCACGGTCAACACCGTGACGACCACGACCGACGCCATCGACCCTACTGACGACGTCATCATCTACACCAACACGGCAGCCAAGACTGCCACCCTTCCGGCTGTTGCTACGGTCCCGAAGGGGAAGGTGTACCACATCAGCAACCAGGCTACCGGTACCGTTACGATCAGCCCTGCGGCTGGCACGATCGACGGTGCTGCCACCCTGGTGGTTGCGGCCACGACCGGCCGGGCCACGCTGGTCTCTGATGGCGCCAACTGGTTCACCATCAACCTCGCGTAAGGAGAACCGTGGCAGCGCAGAATAGCAACGGCCTCACGATTAGGTCCGTCACCGCATCTACTGCGGCGACACCTAACGACGACGTGATCGTGATGACCAACGCGGGTGCGGTGGCTATCACTCTCCCCGCCGCATCTTCGATGGAAGCCGGTAAGGTCTACCGGTTCAGCAACCAGGGTGCTGGCGTTCTTACCGTCCAGCCTAACGGTAGCGACAAGATCGACGGCCTTGGCCTGTGTTCCGTCAACGCCCTCGCGGGCGGAGTACCTGGTACTCGGATCATCGTATCCGATGGCAGCAACTGGTTCTCGATAGCCAGCCACTAAGAGGAGGGTGCCTCGTGACTCAGTGCTGGATATTTACAACGCCCACCGTGGACGAGGCGCCCTTCGCTTGGTCCCCGCTCATGGAGCGATATAGGATCAGTCGGGCTGTCTCCGTCAAGGAGGTCAGCCCTCACGTGTACGTCCAGGTTAGATACGACGCGTACACCAACGAGCTCGGAGCCGTCAACCTGGGCGACGACCCGAACCAAGATTCAGACTTCTGGCCAGCCCCTTCGGCTGGCCTTCACTACTTCCGTGGTGGCTACGAATGGATGGTTGACGAGGACGTGAAGACAGACATCATCACCTCAGGTGCAGCTACAGAGGCTAACTTCACTCCCTGCCCCGGCACTTACGGTGCCGGTGGATACGGCCAGGGACCTTACGGCGGGGAGCAGATGTGACAAGCAAGTACGACATTAGCGCAGGTACAGAGAACTGGGATGTGCCCCTCAATGCCAACCTCGATGATATCGACGCTCGACTGACTAGTAACACCACGAACATCGCAACTAACACAGCTAACATCGCAACCAACACGGCGAGCATCACCTCACTACAGGCTGGCTCCAAGAATGTCAAAGACTTTGGAGCAAAGGGCGATGGTGTCACTGACGACACGGCAGCCGTGCAGGCTGCCATCAATGCGGGCGGCACAACGTTCTTCCCGTCTGGCGTATATCTGTGCGGGACCTTGAACATCCCCTTGGGTGCACGCCTTGAGGGCGTAATGCGGTCCAACTATGCTTACCCGGTGCCGTCCAGCCAGTCCTCTACAATCAAGCTGGCTAACGGCACGAACGCCTCCCTTCTGGTTGGCGCTGACGGCGCCAATAACGTCAACATCAGTAACCTGTCCTTCGACGGCAACAAGGCAAACAACACCTCAGGTGACGTCATCCACCTGAACGATGCCTCCGCACAGGATACGGCGTGGTACGTCAGGGACTGCTATTTCGACAACAGCCCGCATGACGGTGTCTACATCGGCACGGGCCGTCAGGCCGTGAAGTTCAATCGAGTGTGGGGGATGCGGTCGGCAAACAACAACTTCACAGTGAAGGGTGCCGACGCCGGTTTCGATACCGTGCTGTCCGGACTCGCTGGAGCCAACAGCTTCTACCTGGGTGCGTGGGTCATCCACCTGTCCAACTGTGATATCTGGTCATCTGGCGCTAACGGCATCGTGTGTGACAATACAAACTTTGTCTCGATAGTCAACTGCGGGATCGACCGGCACATGCAGAGCGGCATCGTCGTGCAGACAGGTGGCGCCGTCAACATCGATAACTGCCTACTCCACAGTAATAGTCAGCAGACCAACAACACCTACGCCCATATCTCGATCACCGGTGGATCCGCCTCCGTCACCAACACCCAGTTTGGTACCGATTCTGGCATCACCAACACCGCCTCCTGGGCTATCTCGATCGGTACTGGCACGGCCGCCCGAGAGTTTGGTAACGTCATCTTCTCTGGTGGCACGGTCCAGGGGTATATCGACAACCCTAGCAGGGTGCTCAACGCCTTCGGTGGCCCTGTCACCATCCCCGCCGGATCTCAGCTCAACATCGGATCGTCGTCCGACACGGCGACTCCATTGTCGATTGGGACCACGGCCACCGGAAACTCGGTCGTCAGCTCTAGGGTCACTGGAGACACTGCTGGAAGGTTTGTCGTGAACGGCGACGGCAAGCTGTCCTGGGGGACGGGTGCTGCCACTCCTGATGCCAACCTGTATCGTTCGGCAGCTAACACCCTGAAGACCGACGATAAGTTGATCGCCGCCCTCGGACTGGACTCGGGCTCACAGAAGATAACGAACGTGGCCAACGGCACTGCGGCCACTGACGGTGCCGCCTTCGGCCAGATTCCCACTTCGCTACCGCCTAACGGCTCGGCTGGTGGAGACCTCAGCGGTACGTATCCGAACCCGACTGTAGCCAAGGTAAACGGTGTTACCGTATCTGGTACCCCTACGGCCAACCAGGTCCCGGTGGCCAGCTCTGGCACGGCGGCCTCGTGGGGGGCTGCACCAGCCTCTCCGCCTAACGGCTCGGCTGGTGGGGACCTCAGTGGTACGTATCCAAACCCGACCGTCAAGTCTGCGGCCGGTGCTTTCGCAGTTACTGGCGCCCTGTCCGGCACGACCGAAACCCTGTCGGCTACGACGATGGGCTCAGTCCTTGCCGTCACCAACAATCAGACGGTCCCGAATAACGCGGCAGTTCGCGTGAATAACGCGGCGTCTGGCGACCTGTCTTACGCTACCGCCGTCACTGGGGACTCCAACAACCGGATGAACGTCGACAGCAACGGTAAGTTTACCTGGGGTCCTGGCAATGCAGCCACCGACACCAACCTGTATCGGGGCGCTGCGAGCACTCTACAGACGGACGGTAACCTCAAGCTGTTCGGCGGAGGCAGCAAAACGCTTTCGCTGGGTACTGCAGGTGGTGGCCTAGCCATCACTGACGGATCCAACTGCCGTATGGGTATCACAAACCTCAACGGCACAACCCCTGTGGTAATCGCTAACACCACAGTTACTGCTGTCACCCGGATCTTCCTGACCGTCCAGTCCCCCACTGGCACTCCGGGCGTGCACTACGTTTCCGCCCGGACGGCGGGGACCAGCTTCACCATCGTATCAACCAGCTCCACCGACACTTCGAGCATAGCGTGGCTTCTGGTGGAACCAGCATAAGGAGTAAGGGAATGGCTACTGCGAAGAAGCCTGGCAAGACCGCTGCCGGTAAGCCTGCGGGCTCCGGAGCCAACTTCAAGAAGATCCAGCGAGAAGCTGGCGGCGGAGAGAAGGGTGCCCGAATCGCCGCAGCGATCGGGCAGAAGAAGTATGGCAAGTCCGGCATGGCTAAGCTGGCGGCCAAGGGCCGCTCTCGTGCAGCTAAGGGGAAGTGATGACAGATCTCTACAAGGCTGCGGTTGATAATGACCAGCCGCGCGAGCTTGAGTCTCGCATGGAAGACTCTATGGACTGGGGTGGCAGCCGGATGAACCCGGCTGGCCCTGCTGGCACTACCACCCACATCAATCAGAACGAGCGTGGCATCCTTCAGGATGGCCTCAAGGACGTTCTGTCCATGTACCACCAGGCTGACCTTGGGTCGGACCACGACCAGTACGCCCAGGGGATCTATCGTGATACAGACTCCCGCTACTCTGACTGACCAGAAGGTCAGTGGCATGGATGTGGCCAGACCGCAATCCAACATGTATCCACAGTCGAGCGCTGTGGTGACTGAGAACATCAAAAGTCAGGCCGCGACGCTGGGACATAACGCGTTTCGGCCTGACGTTTATCGAGTGACGAACGGACTGCTTACCTGAGGCGAACGCAAGTTCGTCTCGTGAGAGTCCTTTCTTTGAGAGGAATCTGATGGCTGCTGCCCCGAAGAAGACTGAACCTGAGGGCTTCCTTAAGCCCGGTGCCCTGATCAATCTCGATCGGGGCGGTAGAACCCTGCAGAACCTGGAGATCCTGGATGTTGATAGCAACTTCCTCAAGGTTCGCTGGGACATCCACGTATCCCCGAACACCGAGATCGCCCTCATCCCCATCGACGGGTCGATCATCGGGCTGGTCGGTGAACGCTGATGGCCGCTGCCCCGCCTGTGGACGAACCTTCGAAGATTGTGTGTGCAAGTAACTGCCCCACAAGGGATCACAAGACGTACGGGGAATGCCTGAGGGCCAAGGGCCTTCAACTTTCCCCCGCCGTGAATGACGCTTACGGCACGCGGCAGCGTGCCTGGGACAGAGAGCTGGACAATTACGCCTCTGCCGTAAGGCAGGGGCTTGATCCCGTGTCCACTAAGCAGTGGGCCACCGACAAGGCGATCAGAGAGGCTGATGCCGCATGAGCGTAACTGACGGAAATCTCGGAACCCCCGATGGCACCGTTGAGCTGGTTGCCGTAAACGGCACCATCTCGACCACGCCGTCCGGTACGCAGACAGTGTCTGGTACGGTCACCGCCAACCAGGGCACTCCCAACAGTGGCGGCAACCAGTCGTGGCCTGTCAGCATGACTGCCGCTACGGCTGTCGTGACTGCCACCCAGTCCGTCTCTTCTAACCTGAAGACTCAGTCCGACCAGGGTGTGGCCGCCGCGCTCGGCAGCGCGTGGCCGATGAAGATCACCGATGGCAACAACATCTTCATCCCGCTGAACCCGACTGCCAGCACCACGATCAACGCTAGCACCGGTGCGATCACCGGAACCACTGTCGACTTCGGTACGCCGAGGTCGAACATCTCGCTGATGATCGTCGTGGGTGCCGGTGTCTCTGGTGGCGTCATCGATCTCCAGGTGTCGCACAACGGTAACGACTGGGTGAAGGTTAACAGCTCGACCGCTCTTGCGGCTAGCACGAACCAGTCCCTGACCGCCACTGGTGTGGCCTTCCGCTACGCTCGTGCCGTCACCTCTACTAATGTGGCTGGCGGTAACGTCACCGTTACCGCGATGGCTACCTGATAGGGAGTGAGCATGCCTGCCACATTCGCACAACTGGTTAGCCGAGTGAGGCAGCAGCTCCTCGGCTATGCCAGGGACCAGGCTTCTATTACCACGCTGTCGGTGGCGATGTCCGCTACTGACACCACGTTCCAGGTCGACCCAGACACCGTCACCAACCTGTCTCGCGGTTTCGTGGAGATCGATGACGAGCTTATGCTGGTCAAGAAGTACGACCGCCCGACTGGCACGGTCACCTTGATCGGCTCCCCTAGCTCACTGAGTGGGCGCGGTGTCGAGGGCACCGTGCCTTCCATCCACAACCTTGGTGCGATCGTGACGGACGATCCCATGTATCCGTCGGCCCGCATCAAGGAGGCCATCAACGACACCATCCAGGGCGTCTATCCAGATCTCTGGGTGTTCGCTGACTACGAGTTTCCGAAGATAGCGGCTAGGTACGAGTACCCGCTTCCTGTGGATGTGGAAGACGTTTACAAGGTCACGGTCAACACGATCGGGCCCTCGGCCGTATGGTTCCCACTCAGTAGTTGGAGATTCAACCCGTCTGCCTCTACGACGGCTGGACAGGTCTTCCCCACTCCTCCGCCGACAGGCAAGAGTCTTCAGATTATGAGAGACTTTATCGTTCCCGGCAGGAACATCAGGGTTGAGTACATCAAGAAGCCAAGCATCCTCGTCAATGGCACGGATGACTTCACCCTCACCACAGGGTTCCCTGACAGGTATCTGGATCTGATCACCTACGGTGCGTGTTGGCGTCTGCTCCCCGCCTACGAGTCTGCTCGCCTTCAGCAACAGGCTATCGAGGCCACTGAGAGGGCGCCGCTGGTGCCTACGGGGGCCGGAAGCAACGCATCCAAGTACTACATGGCTCTGTACATGCAGAGGTTGTCAGAAGAGCGCACACGGCTTCAGCGCCTGTTCGACTCGTACCAGAACTTCAACGGGTGATCGGAGTACTATGGCTAACTCTAGGTACTACAGCTCAACTGCGGCCGTCACTACGCTTCAGGTGACGGCCCAGCCGTCCGATGCTAGCGTGCAGGTGGCCAGCTCGGTCGGATTCCCCAACTCATTTCCGTTCACCCTGTCGCTCGACTACGGGTCGGCAAACGAAGAGCTGGTGGACGTGACGGGCGGAGGCCCGTCCATCTTCAACGTGACCAGAGGTGTCGACGGAACGTCGGCCACCACGCATAACGCTGGTGCGGTTGTTCGTCATGTCTCCTCCGCCCGAGACTTCACGGACAGCCGGACGCACGAGGCGTCCAGCACCAACGTTCACGGGATCACCGGCGCCTTTGTGGACACTCAGTCCACCCAGACCCTGAGCAACAAAACTCTGACCAACCCGACTATCAATAACGCCACCGTCACGGGGACGGTGGCCGCCACGGGGGCTACTGTGTCGGGCGCCACCTACACCAACTCCACTCTAACCAACCCGACGATTAACGCTGCCTCCCTGAGTGGCACCTTCACCGGGTCCCCCACCTATAGTGGAGTGCCTAGCTTTACGGCGGGCCAGAGTGTGACGGGTGGGCCTGTCAACGTCACCGGAGCCACGTCCACATCCAACGCCATCAATATCAATTCCCCTGGGGACAGCACTCCGCACTTCACCATTCAGTCTAACGGTGTGCTCAACTGGGGTCCCGGCAATGCCGCCCAGGACGTGAACCTCTACCGGGGTGCTGCCAACCTGCTTCAGACGGACGATGCGTTCCAGACTGCGGGTGCTGTCACCGCAGCCGGTATCACCTCAAACGGTAACGCCACGATCAACGGCAACCTGACGGTAACTGGAACCATCAATGCCGGTGGCGTGGGAACCATGTCGTTCGCCAGCAAGGCTGCATCGACAAGTCGCAGCAACACCACAACTCTAGCCGTGGACCCAGACCTTCAGGTTACGCTTGCAGCAAGCACGACGTGGGAACTTCATGGGATGCTGTTCTTCTCGGGCGACACTACTGGAGACCTGAAGATAGGATTCACCGCTCCGGCTAATGCTCAGATGAGATGGGCTGG